TTACTGGTAACTGGGCTTGCGACGTATTTAAGACCGGCATGATGAACGGCGTGTACAACTTCACGTCCGGTAATTTTTACATTGCGCTCTATACTAATTCTGCCACGCTTAATCAGACTACCCAGTCTTATACAAATGCGGGTGAGACGTCTGGAACAGGCTATACCGCAGGAGGGCAACTTCTTGTCGTTAATCAAGTTCCAACAGTAGGTTCAAGTGGAGATACCGCGTATGTGTCTTTTGCTAATGCTGTTTGGAGCGGATCAATAAGTGCTCGAGGGGCATTGATTTATTTGAATAACGGTACGACAAATCCAGCAGTTTGTGTTTTAGATTTTGGTTCATCCAAGACTTCTAACGCCACATTCACAGTTCAGTTTCCCGCCGCAACAAATACAGCGGCAATTATTAGAATTTCTTAAGGGGTAAATATGACTAACGAAGTACAAGGCTGCGGAGATTACGCAGTAGCTACACTTAACGCAAACGTTAAAGCTGACAATCCTATTGGGTTGGAAGGGTATTGGACAATGACTTGCCGCGATAAAGATGGCAAGCTCAAATGGGAAGAAGGTTTTGAAAACCAAGTTGTACAAGTTGGCAAAATTCTAATGATGAATACAACTTTGTATACGGCTTCTGGATACACATTGGTGGGTCCTTATCTTGGGCTTATTGCCACAAGTACAGGCTATTCACCCACAGATACAATGTCTTCACATTCAGACTGGACAGAATTCACCGCCTATACCGTTGGTGGATCCGCTGTTCGCGGTACGGCAGTGTTTGCATCTGCTACTGGGAATAACGTAACTACATCCGGGTCAAATATTGTTACTAGTTCAGCAACTGCTGTAACCTATACAATTACAGGCTCAGGCGGTACAGTGACAGGTTGTTTCTTAGTTACAGGAACAGGCGCAAGTTCGACACTAAGCTCAACAACGGGGACACTTTGGAGTGCAGGTGGATTTTCAGTAGCAAAGACCACGACCGCTGGTGACACCGTAGCAGTAACATATAGTACAACTGCGACATCTTAAGGAGTCTTAAATGGCTTTTGTTGTTGCAGACCGAGTTCAAGAAACTGGGACTGTATCTACGGGTACAGGCTCGGTTAACCTTGCGGGCGCTGTAAGTGGATTTCAGTCTTTTATAAGTGGTATAGGTTCCACCAACTCAACTTACTACACTATTTATGATCCCAATACATATGTATGGGAAGTAGGTTACGGTACGGTTACAGCAGGTACACCTAACACTTTAAGCAGAACTACTGTTTTAGCTAATTCTTCTGGTACTACGTCGCTTATTAGTTTTAGCACGTCTAATACATTAACTGTATTTTGTACATACCCCGCTGAGAAATCTGCAATTCAAAATGCTAGTGGTGTAGTATTAGATCCTACGTTTACTGCAAACGCGGCAATTGCTAATCCCGCCAGTACTGGCGCATTTAACTATGGCGCTTTAAACTATCAAGATACAAACATAGTTTCTCAGTCCGCTGGAAATTTTAACGGCTATATTTATGCGGCTATTCAGAACCAAAGTAGTGGCGGCATCGCTTCAACGGATTATGCTATTTATAACGATCAAGGTTATTATGTTAACGCCGGTATTAACAGTTCCGGTTATGGCGCATTTACAGGTTTAGGTGGCACAGGCGGCGTATCAAGTACAACACTGACTATCACAACAGCTACAACAGGTAATTTACTTTATGGCGCTGTTTTATCTGGAACAGGATTTTCTGGTTCGCCAACTGTTACAACGCAATTAACTTCTACTGGCTCTGCTGCGGCTTCCCCTACTTTTGTAAGCGGTGGTAGTACAGGACAAAACCAAGTTGTGCTTTCTTCCCTTGCAGGAATTGCAATTGGCTACTTGGTATCAGGCACAGGCGTACCTGCAGGAACTTTTGTTGGTAGCTTTACGGCTACAGGTAATGGTGTTAACTTAGTTAACTCTTCACTTGCCGCAGTTAACTTCACTGTTCAGGCAGCAGGCACATATAACTTTTATGTTCCTGGCGGTGTAGGCACTTACACAATGAGCAGTGCGCAGACAGTGTCTAATGGCACGTCTATTACAGCGCAAGTAGCAGGTGCGTTTAATAAACCTAATAACGGATACATCTATGCGTATTATGGGGATTTTGTTGTTGGAACGTACACTAGTAATAGTTATCGTGTCGTTACAAATAATAATGCGATAGACGCGTTTACTGCCGGACCGGCAAATCAAATAGCTTTTAATGGTTCTTATGGCACGTCTGGACAACCTTTATTATCTGGAGGTTCAGGTGCAGCACCCACATTTGGAACTTTAGGAGCTTCGGCTGGTGGAACTGGTGTGTCTAATGCGGGTACTTTGACAGTTCCTGCTAACGTAGCATATTCGGGTCCGTATACGCAGACTTGGACAAGAACAGCTAACTCAAATGTTACAGTTCCTGCGAGTGGGTATTTAGTTAGTTCTGTCACCAACATGGCGGCTAATCCAGTTACAGGTACGCCATCAAGTACCACATTCTTGCGTGGTGATGGAACATGGTCTGCAGGTGTGTCAGGTCCTACGGGACCAACAGGCGCTCCTGGCCCCGCCGGTCCTGCCGGTCCAACAGGTGCACCGGGGCCAACAGGTGCCACAGGTCCAACAGGTCCAACAGGTCCAACGGGTTCTCCTGGTCCAACAGGTCCAACAGGTCCTACAGGTCCTGCGGGAAGTGATACAGGCAGTCATTCATCAAACGGCTATGTTAAGTTTTCCGAAGGCACGATATTAAACTATGTTAACTTTACAACCAATGCGTCAGGCTATTACACTTGGAGTTATGCCGCTTCGTTTCCTTCATCCTATATCGCATTTGCAGGGTCTGCGGTTCAAGCACCAGGCATAACTGGGGGAGTGCTGCATGCTTCAGCTACAAACTCAAGTGTGTCTTTGTATGCCCCACAAGCAAATACTTCAGGTGTTACTTGTATGGCAATAGGATACTAATATGACAAATTACTATTTCTCGCCGTCTACATTAGGTTTTTACCCAGATGATGCTTGCACGTATTTTCCTGACGATAAAATACAAATAACAAAAGAACTGTATTTATCTTTGCTTGAGCAAAATGCGCAGGGAAAAATAATATCTGCGGATTCAAATGGTAACCCAATAGCCGTTGACCCTCCCCCACCAACTGCCGAACAACACAGACAGCGGAGAGATTTATTAATTGCGCAAACAGATTGGACGCAAGGTGCGGATGTTCCGCAAGCAATAAAAGAAAAATGGGCTACGTACAGACAAGCGCTTAGAGACGTGCCCCAACAATCAACATTTCCAACAACAGTAACTTGGCCCACACCGCCTAATTAATATGGCTCATCTACCCATTTGGTTTTTAAATAAACTTGACGCTAATGATTGCCAAAAAGCGTTTAGTGAATATATGGCTATACCGCCTAAAGATGCTACTATGGGAGCTAACAATGAAAGATTTGATCACAATTTTAGAAATACTACAGTCAGATTTGCGGACAAAGAACACTGGTTTGGAAAACAGCTATTTACGTTTGGTTTAGTTGCAAACGATCATTGCAAATGGGAATTTAATATAAATGACCACGAGGCAGTTCAGTTTGCTGAGTACGGTGTTAATCAAAAATACGATTGGCATATGGATGTTTTTCCTTTGTCTGGCGCACCCCAAGATAGAAAGATAACTGTCGTTTGCTTAATGAACGATCCGTCCGAGTTTGAAGGCGGAGAGTTCCAAATGCGCTTATATGAAGAATATAAAGCCCCACTTGAGAAAAATACTATTATTGCTTTCCCTTCTTTTTTAGAGCACCGTGTTACGCCCGTAATAAAAGGTTATCGGTATTCCGCCACAATGTGGTTATCAGGACCAAGGTTTAGATAATGTTCGGGGATGTAGCCTTTGCTCAAGCACCTTTTGCGGCGTTAGGGGCGAATCAGTATTTCTTATCAATTACGCAAGATGTGGGCTTGGCGGACTCATCAACTATAACCGCCCAATTCAGCTCTTCATTAACAGAAAATTTAATATTTGGAGATTTAAACAGTGAAGCGGATACTTTTATTGAAAGTTTAGTTGAAGCATTAACTATCAATGATTTAAATACAATTACAGCAGCATTTTTAGAAAACATTACAGAAAATGCGGCTTATGTAGATGTTGTGACTATTGCTGCCCAGTTTAGTGTCAGTGATACAGAGAACCTTAGTTTTACAGATTTAAATAGCACAACGTCTAGTTTTAATTTTACAGATACTGAAAACTTAAGTTTTGCAGATTCAGAAACCATTAGCGCACAGTTCTTGCAATCCGCTACTGAGAATTTAAATTTTACAGATTCAGAATCTGTGACGGCACAGTTTGCGGTTTCAGATACAGAGAATTTAAGTTTTGCCGATTCAAATACGCAAACTTTTTCTTTTTTACAAAGTATAACGGAGCCGTTAATTGCTAGTGACTTTAACAGTGAAGTCGATATGTTCATTGAGAGCATATCAGAACCCGTTAGTTTAGCGGACAGTAGTACTCAAACATCGTCATTTTTACAGACACTAAACGAAAACTTCTCTATTGCTGACACACCTTCAATTGCTGCGCAGTTTAAAGAAAGTATTACTGAGGCAGTACTGCTTAATGATTCCG